ATGATCGCCAGTCTGATCGCTCTGGGCGTGCTGATCGGTTGGATCCCGGCCGTCTGGATCGCCCAGGCCGTCTACGACTGGTGGACCAAGCCGGAGCGGGTGTTCCTTCGGAAGATCTGGCGCGCCGATCGCGCCGAGCAGCTACGCCACCTGTTCTGGGGCTCCGCCGACGTTGCAGCGTCGTGCGTCGAGCCCCCGCCCGCACCCGGTGCAGCACCACCGGGTGCGGGCCCCACACCCCGATCCACCGCCGTGCGCCCTCGTTGCGCGCCTTCCCCCAGCGGCGGCGGATCGGGCCACAACCCGGTCGGCGTCGGCGACCCCGATAACCCGGCGCCGACCGGTGACGCTGTGGCGGTCGCAAGCCCCCCGGTGGCCGCCACAGCCAAAGGAGCGGCGGCATGATGGCCAACAGCGACGTACTCCCCATCCCCGAGCCCGACTGGGACAACCCCGAACCCAGCGACGCGCCCGAGCAAGAAGAGACCGCCGCGTACGCGGGCTTGGTCAAGCTGCGCGACGGCCTCACCGAGTGGCTCGCGGCAACAGGTGGACAGTCGCTCAGGCCCGTGGAATGGCGGCAGATGGTCGCCATCCTCAACGCGGCTGCAGGGCGATGCGTCCTCGCCGACACCGACCACATCGCACACCACATCCGCGGCCAGATCGTCGTCCAGCCACACACTGCGGTCCCGCAAGACGGTGTGTGCGTCCGCTGTGACCTCCCGGTCGGGCACACCGTCCACGTCATCGAACACGACACTCCCCAGGAGATCACTCAGTGACCGCCAACATCCCCGAAGACGACCCCGATACCCCCGCGGGCCGCGCCGCGATGCTCCAACGCGCCGAGACCGGCATCGCCGACTCCAAGATGGCCCTCGGCGCCTGGGAGCAAACCGCCGCCAACATCCGGCAGATGCAGCAGGAAGCAGGCGACAACGAATGATCATCGGATTGCCAGGAAACCCGCACCTCCGGATCATGTCGTTCGGGTACGACTCCGATCGAGTGCCTGATGTCGACGTACTCGTCGACGCCCGGGACTGGTTCCCTGAAATCTCGCCAGAGCTGCGCGACCTGACCGGCCTCGACCAAGCGGTCGTCGACGCCGTCCGTGCTACGCCCGGCGTACCAGGCGTCACCAGGGCTCTCTACCTCGCCGTCAACACGCTCATCCGCTTGCAAGTCCGCGCCGTCGAGGTTGCGATCGGATGCGCCGACGGTCAACAACGCAGTGTCGTCATCGCCAACGAGGTCGCCAAGCTCGCCTGCGACGGTGACGGCTACGACGTCGAGGTCACCCACCGCGACGTCAAGAAGCCGCCGCCGGACTCTCGCCCGAGTACCGAACCGGCTGCCACGCCCGACGAGGGCAATCACGACGGCGATGTAACGGGACGATGATCAGTGTGGACATGCCGGGCATGACTCGGACACTGTCCTCGAATCGGCTGCTGCTCGTCGCACTCGGCGCGGTTGTCGTCATCACCTTGGTCGTGTTCGGCATTGTCCGGCTCGCCGCGCAGCCGACACCGGAGCCCGCGCCGGTCGCGCAGTCGACATCGACGTCCACCTCGGCCGCGCCAGCGTCACCGATGTCCGCCCCAGCCACACCGCCGCCACCGGCGACCACGCAGCCAGTCAGCCTGGCCGCGCCCACAACGGCCAGCGCGGCGGCCGAGCAGGCGTTCATCAACGCCTTGTCGGCGATCGACCGGGACATCGTGCACGGTAAGCCCGCGAAGGCGCTCGACCGCGGCCGGAACCAGTGCCAAAGCGTGGCCCAGACACCAGGTGACGAGGCGCGCCTTCTCCGGCTCGCCGAGCAGCGGTTCACGTCCCCGGACCACCCGCAGGGGTTCGGGCCGGACACCGCCAAGCGGATCCTCACGGCCGTGCGTACGCACCTCTGCCCGGCCGCCTGAGCACGACAAGAACGACATCTCCCGCGCAGAACGCCTCCTCCAGACCGGAGGGGGCGTTCTGCGTTCTGGTCGGGTATCAGTCGACCCGTTGGGTTGCAGGCCTGTACGCCTGGCTGGTCGAGTACACCGGTCTGGTCGCCGAGCCGACGAGCAGCCGAGCCAGCCATTGCGGCACGCGAGTCTCAAGCCAGCGCAGCACCGGGTACACCGCGGCGAGTACCGCCGGGTACGCCACTGCCTCCCAGAAGGTGTTGAGCACGAGCCCCACACCGTCGGGAAGAGCGAAGTGCACCACGAGGTAGGTCACCAGCGCGGACCACAGGCCCGGCAGGACGGTGCGCAGCCAAGCAATCACCTTGTCTGACATACGTTTGTCGCCTTTCTGTCATGCGACCCGCTATAGCCGAGTGGCCAGAGCGGTCACGATGGCGCCGGGCCGGTCACCCGAACGTCGACGGTGACGACCTCGGCCATGGCCTCCCGGATGATCACCTTCATCTCATCCGCGGTGACGTCGTCGGCCGCGACCAGGTCCACCAGCTTATTGATCACGGCGTCCTGTGCCTGTGCCATCTTGATCAGCACGCTGGTGTCGTTTTTGATCTCGCCGATGAAGTCGCCAACCGCCATCTTCAGGCCGGTGCGACCGTGAGTCTCGACGTCGTTCCACTCCATGTCAGCCTCCGCTTCCAATCGCAAGTCCATATAGGACTCGTTGATGTCGGTGTTCTCGATGATGCCGGGCACGCGCCCGACGCTGGTGAACTGCCATGCGCACCGATACTTGTTCCATGCGTTGCTGGGCAACGTGTTCATGCGTCCGTTGTTCGGGCCGTAGTTGGCTTCCCACACGAACGTGCCGGGCACTTTGGCGCAGATTTCCGCCGCGCGCATGGCCCTCAGCTCGCTGGTGTTGGCATACAGCGCCACGCGTGGCACGAACCGGCGCAGCTCGGTCAGGAACCCGACCGAGAAGTCGTGCGCCTGCTGGCCGGTCCAGAGAACACCACTGTTCTCGATATCTAGCGCCGGGATGATTCCCCAGGCACCCAAGCGGTTCAGCTCGCCGAGGAACACGCGTGCTTGCTGTACTGGATCACCGTGTTGGGCGAAGTGGTAACCACCGATCGGGATGCCAACAGATTTCGCGCCGCGAACTTGGTTGTCGCCCTTGACGATGGCCGGGCCCTTGCCGTCAGTGAGCTTGACCCAGATGAACTGCACACCGGCGTTCCGGACGGCGTTCCAGTCGTTGACCGTCTGGTAGCGGTAGATGTCGATCCCTCGTGCCACTGCTTGCCTCCTGTCAGGGTGCGATTACGAGTAGGGACTTCTTGACGAAGTTGCCGGTGCTGCTGCCGACGCGGAACTGCGCGGTAAAGGTGTTGACGCCGGGCGTGATGGTGAACAGGTGGAACGACGTCGTCCGGAACGCGTCGCCGGTCGCGCCGCACGTGGTGATCGCCGCGTAGTCGTCAGACGCAGCGATTGTGGTCACACCGGACACCGCGACACTCATCCACGAGCCGACGGTGGCGGTGTTGTTGAACATCTGGGCCGACCAGATCGCAAGGGCCTTGGTACCCACACTGGTGAGCTGCACGGAAGGGCCACCCGCGCCGGTCAACGTCGGCGTGTACGTGGCGCTGGTGGTGGTGCCGTTGGCCACCACGTTCGCGAACTTCGCTTTGGCGCCCAACAGGTCCACGAGAGGCAGCAGGTCGGCGATGTCGTCTTCCAGCGCGTCCAGTGCGGACGCTCGCAGTTTCTGGCCGGACAAGAACATGGGTCTGCCTCCTTCACAGTCGCAGTACCGGGGGTTGCCAGACCTCCACCTGGGAGTGGATCGGCACGGCGATGGGCATCGGGTCGGTGGTGAATGTCTGCGGGCTGGCCGCGCCGGTGATGCCGGTGACGCGCACTTTCACCCCGCCGACGAGGATGTGGAATGGAAAGTCGTCGGCCGCGGTGGTCCACACCGGCCCAGCAGTGGTTTCCACCGCGAAACTGGTGGCGTTCACCGCGACCGTGGTGGTGGTGCGGGCGCCGTCGGTTTGCAGGTGGCACAGGTTCGGGTCGGTGTCGCCCGTCGTGGCGGCCAGCACGATGACGCGCCACGGGTCGAACGGCGAGCACTGGAACGTCACGAGCCACTGGTGGGGGTTCAGACTCATCTGCACCCCTTCGACGAACAGGCTGATCGTCGACGTGCCGAGCGTGGTGAAAACCTGGTCCACGTTGATCAGGTCGATGCGGCTACCCGGACGCAGGGCCAGCACCTGAGCGGCCAGGTGCGGCGTGGCGCTGAGGTTCACCGTCACCGTGGGGAAGCGGTAGCCCTCGACGGTGCCCAGGTTGACCAGCCACCCGGCATAGTCCTCGATCCGGCCCAGTTCGGTGCCGTGCACCGTGATCGACGTGTCGTACGTACCGATCACCGCGGTACCCTGCGGCCCCGTGACGTCCTCGTGGGTGTATTCGCCGCCGTACGCCCGGCTGGCGGTGGCCTTGTTGACCACCCTGGCGTCGTCGTGGGTGGGCCCGAACGGCGGGAACAGCTCCTTACCGCCGACGTCGATCGTCAGCGACGCTACGGCGTTCTCACGGGTCGCGCGGCACACGTAGGTCAGGCCGTTGGTGAGGCCGTCGAACAACACGCCTTGCTCCACCGTCTCACACTGCCGCAACAACGGAACGAGACCGTCTTTGGACTGTGGCCCCATCAGGCTCGTGTCGTCCGTGTTGCCGGTGTCGCCGATCACGGTGAGCGGGATGGCGTTCTCCAGACAGAGCCGCTCGATCCGGTCGATGGCGGTCTCGCCGACCGCGCCGAGTGTGTAGTAGGCGGGGTCACCCCCGAACGGCGCCCACGAGATGTTGTTCCAGAACCCGAGGTGCCCGAAATAGCGTGCGGCGTTCTCGGTGGCAAACAGGATGATGCCGTCTGGGTGCCGGATGGTCTGGCTGGCGATGTAGCCGCCGGTGACGAACGTGTCGTCGACCCACATGTCGATGTTCACGGTCGGTGTGCCGCCGGGGGCGGTCTGGTGGACCCAGAACCGCACGTGGTGCACGTCGCCGTCGAACAGCACGGACGTGGACGCGGTGGCCAAGTCGACCGGTCCGGCGCCGGGCACGTACCCGATCACGGTGACCTCTTTGTGGAAGGCGTCCATCCGGGCGCCCCACCCGGACTCGCCGCCTTCCAAGGACGACACCGAGGAGAACAGCCCGTCGACCGGGTCACCCTCGGCGAAGGACACCAGCAGGTCCAGAAACCACCACTCGGTGGTTTTCGGCGTGGCCGGAACGGGCGCTTTGAGGATGGCGAACTTGTTCAGTGACAAGCCTTCTGGCAGCCACGGCGCGAGCTTGCCTTGCCCGAAGTATTTCAGCGTCGCGTCGCCGGAGGTGCTGAGAAACACCGGGTCGATGAACGCTTCCCCGGTGCCGACTGTGGCTTTCGCCGACGATGCCAAGGGTCCCTCGTCGAGTGCGTAGTAGACGATCGGCGGGATGTTCACCCGTTGCGTGTAGAACCGGCGCGGCGCGGACCGCTCCACCTCGAACCCCTGCAGCAGCCGCCGAAGCGACCCGTTGGCCAGCACGTCCACGACAGGGATACGGCCGGTGATCGAGTCCCACGCCGGAGTGAACCCGGTGACGTTGCCCTGGAACACGGTCTGAAACCCGACGCCGTTGGGGTCAATGCGCACGCGCAACGGGACGTTCTTCTTCACGTTGGGCCAGTTCGGGCTCGCCCCGCCGAGAGAATAATTCGCGGCGCGGTTGTCCAAGGTCATCGTGCAGGAGGCTGGTTGTGTGGTGCTGGCCTCATCAGCACGCCCGTACTCGATGCTCATGGCGGGTTCGTCGCGCAGATCGCCGGTGACGTCGGTCCAGGTCCACAGTGCATCGTCGCCATGGATGTCGGCGCCCCAAGCGATTTCCACCACGACACGACCGCTTGCCCCCAGTGCGTGGGTGAGAAAGGCCTTACCTGCCATGGTTCACGCTGCCTTGATCTGGATCTGCCCGCCGCGGATGAGTTTCTGGATCACCGTGGCAAGTGCTGAGTCCGTCCCACCGGCGAAGCTGACCGCCACCTGCACAGCTGTCGGCCCGGTGCTCGAAGGCATGTAGCCCGACGCGCGGTAGCCGACCGCCGCCCGCCAGTCCTTACCGGCATTGATGGCGTCCAGGATGCGTGCGTTCTCGGGCTTGCTGGCGTGCTTCTCGGCGGTGATGTGCTCGCCCTTGCTGGCCCAGATGGGGTTGCTGTCACTGGTCCCCGAGCCGACGCCACCCACCCAGCCACCCGTGGCGAACGAGACCATGCCGCCGTTCTTGGACTTGAGCGGCAGGTTCTGCGGCGTGCCCACCACGCCGACCCGAATCGTGGCGTACAAGCTGTTGAGCCACGCCACAGTTCGGTTCGCCTGGTCGATCGCGTACTGCGTGTTCGCCTGCACCGACACCCAGCCGCCGGGGAGATGGGTCACTTGGTAGCCAAGGCGGTTGAGGTTGTCCTCGGCCTCTTGCGTCAGCCCCTGCACTTTCACGGGGGTGTTCGGTGGGAGGGTCCGCAGTCGTTCATGGATGTCGTGGACCTTCTCCCACTCGGCTTGCACCTTGATGTCGATCTCTACTTGCCGCTGCAGCTGCCCCACGGCGTCGGCGACCTTGTCGAACACGTCGATGGCGCCTTGTGCCTTCGGCGCGATACCGGCGAACGGGTCCCAGTTGTCCAGGAAGCTGCCCAACTCGTTGAGCCGCGCGGCCATCCACCCACCCAGCTTGCTCGCGCCCTCCTCCATGCGCCGAGACAGCTTGTCCATCTCGGTGTCGGTCGACACCGCCATCTTGTTCACGGCACCCGTGTACTGAGTCTGCGCGCGAGCCATGTTGACGTCGATGGCAGACACGACCTGTTTCATCGTGTCTTCCCACTGGGTGCCGAACAGCGCCACGCCAATGCGGTTCTGCTCGACCGGGTCCTTGATCTCCTTGATGCGGGTGATGATCGAGTCGACGGCGACCAGCGCGCCCGGCCCGCCGCGGGCGATGGCCTGCGGGATGGCCTGCGCGTCGAGCCCCAGGTTCTGTAGGGCCTGGCCGACTTCCTTCGATCCGTCGATCACGCGGATGTTCAGTTCCTTGAACGCGTCGGCGATGTAGTCCGTGTCACGGGCACCTGCCTGCAGCCCCTGCTGAATGACACCCAGCGCGGTTGCCCCGTCGAACCCCAGGTTGTGGAAGTAGCCCGAGTACTCCTGCAGCGTGTCGGCCCAGTCCTCGCCGCGGGAGCCGAGCGTCTGGTAACCCGCCACGAGAAGGTCCTGAGCCGCGGTCCAGTCCGGCACCAATCGGTTGGTGACCGCCGAACTGGCCGCACGGATGGCCTCGGGGACGTCGACACCGAAGCCCTGCACCACTTTGACCATCCGGGCGGCCACGTCGTCCTGGGCTGCTTTGGTCATCTGCGCCCAGCCCTTGACGTCCGAACTCAGCGTCGCGTAGACGGACGCGATTTGGTCCTTGGAGTCGCCGAGCCCGGAGGCGTACGCCTTCCCCACGCTCGCGCCGTACTTCTGCGCGTCGGCCGGGCTGAGACCCATCTGGTTCTGCAGCTTGGTGGTGAGCTTGGCCTCGCTCGCGCCAGCCTCCAGCGCGTTGCTGAGAATGCCCGCGATGGGGATCGCCGCGAGGGCCCCGGCGAACTTGCCGCCGAAGGACTTCCCTGCGGCGCTGCCCGCCTGAGCGGACGCGTCCTTGCCCACGTCCTTGATGGCGGCCTCGGCCTTGCCGGTATCCGCCTCCACAGCGATCCTGATCTTGTCTTTCTTGTCGATCCCCTTGATGGCGGCCTCGGCCTTGCTCACGTCGGCGTCGGCCGTGACATTGATCTTCTCGCCCTTGACCTGGTTGACCGCCTGGCTGAGCTTGTCCGCTCCGGCCGCCGCACCGGCGAACGCCTTCTCCGCCTTGGCCGCGTCACCGCTCAGCGCGGACGCCATCGCGCCACTGGACGACTTCACGTCGTTGCTCATGTCGTCGACGGCCCGTGCTGCTCTCTGGGCGGCTGCGGTGAGCTTCTTCTCGTCGCCCGCGAACGTGAGCTTGACCGAGGGATCGGCCATCAGTCGCTCCTGCGCAGCGCGAGGTGGTCAGCCAGCCGGGCCTCCAGCGAGGCGAGGCGTTCGCCGTGGTGCCCCTGCGTCTTGGCCACGTCGCGGGTGTCGCGCTCGATCCGGTCGATAGCGTCCCGTAGCGACGAACCGCCGTTTGGCACGACCTCCTTCACGACCTTGTCCTGTCGCTTGCGGCTCTTGACCAGCTCCACGAGGACCCCGACAAGTGCGACGAGAACGGCGCCGGTGGTGCTGATCAACGTGACGGCTACCCCGTTCATCAGCGCACGTCCAATCCGGACCGCTCGCACAGGTCGACGAGCTGTTTCGCCAGTTCTTCGAGGACTTTCTGGCGGCGAGCCGCGAACGCTGGCCACAGGTACCGGCCGCCCTTGATCTGTTCACGCCGGGTGGCCTTGCGCCGCCCTACGCGGCCGCCGAACTCCAGCCAGCCGTAGTACGGCACCCTGCCGCTACCGCCCTGGGCCCGCGCCGCGGTGCGGGTACTGCGCGCCTTCAGGCTCGCTCGCGCCTTCCCTCGCAGCACCGGAACGGTCGTCCGGGCTTGCGCCACCACGATCTCGGCCGCATGGTTGTTGGCCACCCGCAGCGCCTTTGGCGCCTCGGTGCTGATGCGCTTGAGCGACTTGGCAAGCGCGGTCAAGCCTTCGACGTTGATCGGCTCGGTGATCACGCGCGCTCACCCTCTCGCTAGTTCGTTGCGCTGGGCCTGGATTCCGTAGTAGACGCGCCACTTCATGAACTCCTCGGAGCTCATCTCCTGACGCATCCGGGCTACCGACCGCCAGCCCAGTTCCTTGGTCAAGAAGAACTCGAACTCTTCTTCGGGGTCGTCAAGAAACCCTTTTGTAGGCGCTCTTTTCAGCCTCCCGGCCGAAGCCGCTGAGGTCGTAGATGGCCTCGACGACCGCCTGGAACTCCTCCCCGGTGGCGATCGCCTGCCACTGGCCCACCTCGTCCTCGGTCAGCGCGGGGTCGACCATCGCAGCGGCCACGTAACGGCGCTCGGCGTCCTTGTCGCCGGGGTCCTGCCGCAGGGCCAGCACCTCAGCGCGGCTCAAGCCGCGCACCCGCACGTCGCCAACTTTAGGCAGGGTCACGACCGCCTCGGGCAGCCTGCTGCCGGTCAGCAGTGTCTGCTTGTCCATCTCCTACTTCCCCCGTTCGACCTTCAGGACGGCCACGGTCACACCCGTTGTGGCGGAGTAGTTCCACCACACCCGGCCGTCAGACGGTTGCGTGTACTCGCTGGGGAACGGGCCGATCGTCACGTCGCCGGTGTTCGCCGGGACGGTGTGCTGACGGCCGCCGTTCGTCGCCGCGACCCCGGCGAGGGTCTTGGCGATGAGCACGGTCACGGTCTTGGCTGACGCGTCCGTGTTCTTCACCCGCAGGTAGGTCAACCCGTCGTTCGCGGCCATGTGACCGTCCGCCGTCGCCGCGGTGAACGTCGGCGTACGGGTGGTCTCGGAGTTCTGCGTCTCCGCGTTCAGTGCCGTGCGAGCCATGAGCGTTCTCCCTTACGCCTGGTCGGCCGTGACGACCGCGCCGGACATGGTCAGATCCGCAGACCACTGCCGCATGTCCGCGACCGGAGCGGTCTCCTTGTAGGACTTGACCAAGACCTCGACGGTGGACTCGGGCTTACCCGGCCCGGTTCCCTCCGGTCGCGTGATCAGCTCGGCCTTCGTGCCCACCAGCGGCTCGATGACCGCCTTCGGACCGGTCGCCGTGTCGTCGTAGACACCGCCGATCGGGAACGAGCCACGCCGAAGACCACCTTCGTACGTTGCGTCGTCCATGCCGTAGCAGGTGGTGTCGTGCTCGTCGGCGTTCCGGTCCCAGTCGGACGAGTTGGTGAACGTTGAGATGTCGTTGCCATCAAGCAGAATGACGGTCTTCTTGCTGTGAACCGTGCCCATGTCAGGCTCCACTTCCTGTTGCCACGATGGTGAACCGGCAACCCAGGTATTCGGTTGCCGCCACCGAGATTCTTTGGAACTCCGCCACCGTCACGCTCACGTCGTCGCACGCCTCGTACTCAACCGCTTCGACAGCCTGCTTCACCGAAGCCGCACCGGCGCTGGACATGTACGCGGCGAGCTTGGCGGACTGCACCCGGTCCAGGTTCTGCCCGACCACCAGATAGCCGTACAGCTCGATCTGATCCACACCCCGGTCGTAGGTCAGGTCGAACGAAATCCGCTCGGGGAGATCCACCCAGAACGTCGGTGGGCTCGCTTCGCTGATGGGGTAGGCGAAGCAGCGGAGGCCTTCCATCTCGTCGGCCGCCGCTGCGATCTCCGCCATGACCTCGCCGACGTTCACGCCACCCACCATCCCCGGCGCACGTAGGACTGCAGGGACACGGCCACGTCGGGATCGACCCGACTCAGCAGCCGCATCTCGCCACCCGCATCGGGGCTGCCAGCGACCCCGAACGGACTGTCCCCCCGCGCCAGCAGGCGATTGGTCTGCAATGCCGTGGCCTGCTTGACGGGCACTGGCACGGCAGGCCACCCCCACCGGGTGGTTGCGATGACTTCGCCTTCTTCTCCGGTAAGGTCCGTTCCCCGCGGGAGGACGAGCTTTTCCCACGGCCGTCCCTTCTTCGCGGCGTTCAGCGGCAGGGCCAGCGACCCTGTGATCGTGGCGCCGCCAGCTACAACCGTGACGTCGGCGTAGAAGTCGTCGACCTCGACCACCCACCGGCACCGCTCGGACGACCACGTGGCGGTATATAGCCGGTCCTGGGGACCGTCGAGCGTGCCGAACTGCCGGTCGACTCCTTGGGAGCAGTGGTCATCCACGGACCGGCTGGCCGTCGTGATGGCCCACGCGATCCGGGCATCATCCGCGTCGTCCGGGATGTCCTTGTAGTCGCTCTTGTACTCGTCGACAGTGAGGTAGTCCGGCGCCCACGCCATCACGGCCGTCCCCTCACACCGAACGCGGCAACGCGAGGACCAGCACCTGCGCCACGAACGTGTCGGTGGCGCCCGTGCTGGTGACCCTGCACCGCAGCCACGGCCGGCCAGGCTGCACCCGCACGGACGCGACCGCGTACTGGTCGCTCGTGCCACCCGACAGCGTCCCCTGCGTCACCGCAGCGGCCGGGGCGCCGATCGCACCGGCGTTGTCCGGCGCGTCCTGCACGCTGAACGACACCGTGTCCGTCGTGCCCGCAGTGGACGCGTCGAAGATGACCAGCACCCGGTCACCGGCGCGGTACGGCTCGCCCGGCTCGCCCGCGGTGATGGAGGCCAGGTTGATGTCGTTCGGCGTGCCGAAGTCGAAGTTCGTCGTCGTCGCCGAGTTGATGGTGACCTTGGCCTTGCCGATCACCTTCAGTTCGTTCGCGATCAGTTCGCGCACCGTCATGGCTTCTTCCCTTCCCACGTGGCCGCGATGACGGCCTGGGCCGATGCGCACCACGCGGCGGCCACGCTCGTGTTGTCCTTGGCCAGCTGGTCCCAGGCGGGCAGCTGGTCGCCGTTCACCGCCGTGCCGTCGACGGCGGTGGCGTAGGCGTCGTAGGCGATGCGGCCGAGCCCCTCGCCCGGAATCGGCTCGCGTTCCTCGACCTCGGCGAGTGGCTCCGTGAGGGCCTGGCCCTCGTCGAGCTTCGGAGTCGTGGCCGTCTTCCTGTTGGCAGGCATGGCTTACGTCTCCTCCCCAGTCAGCGCGACATACGCGCCGGTGTTCTGCTGCGTGGCGTCCATCCGAGCCCACGCGGTGATCTCGATCTGGCGGTTGTTGGCCCGCGTCCACGGGTTGACCACGACCTCGATGTCGCGCACGCGCCGGACCACGTAGCCCTCGCGGAAGTCTCCGAACGCACCCCAGTTGACCTGGTTGTCGTTGGCGACGATGTCGGGGAACGCCTGGTCGATCACGACCGGGTAGCCCATCAGGGTGCCGCCGCCGGTGCCGGTGGCCAGGTCCGCATTGGCCGGTCGGAAGATCGGGTCTCCATGTGAGTCCGCGATTTTCTTGATTTCCCGCAACGACTTGTCGTTCATGCCCCACTTGCAGTTGCCGAGCTCGCGATAGGCCGGGTCCACCGCGTGCTCGAAGTTGACGAGGTCGTTGTAGGTGACACCGGCGGTGTCCGCGCCGATCTCGATACCGGTCAAGCCGAAGACCAAGCCGAGCGGCTGCTTTACGCCGTTGCCGCGCACGAGGTGCCGCGCCTGCAGGCGACGCAGACGCACCGCGAGCAGCCGGGAAACCAGTCCCTCGACGTCGAACGCGGCGTCCTGCATCAGTTCGCGGGGGATACGCAGCGCGTTTCCGCCGGAACCACCCACCTGGTACGTGTAGGCGCCGAGTCCGTTCGTTCCGAACTCGACGTCCGCGCCGGACACGAAGGTGCCGCCCTCGTCGACGACCTCGCCCTCGTTGCCGGTGTCGTCGACTGTCGGCCACGGCAGGGTCGCGCCGGTCTCGGTTTCCAGCGGCTCGGCTGCGGCCTCGATGCCGCCGAACTTCTTGAGCTTCTCGATGATCTTCATGCGGAAGCCCTCGGGGACGAGGTAACCGCCCTCGCTGCCGATGCCTTCCGACTGCGCGGCCACCAGGTCACCGTTGGCCTTGCCCGTGCGCATGTACCCGCGGAACGCGGCCTCCGGCGAGTCGTCCGTCCTGGCCGGAGCAACGTGGACGGCTGGCGCCACCGCGTTGTAGGCGGCCTGCCGGGCCCGAACCTGCGCCGACCGCTGAGCGGCCTGCAGCTGAGCCTCCAGCTGCTCGTAGTCGGCGACCTCCTTGTCGGTGAGGTCTCGCCCTTCGGCGCCGTCGATGATCGCCGTCATAGCGGCGGTGATCCCCTCAACGGTCATTTGCTCACACCTCCACGGCGTGCTCGGTCGCGAGCTCGGATGAGCTGCGAACGTTGGGTGTTTGTGGACGGTGCCGGGGCGTTGGCGTTCCCGACGGCCACACCGGCGCGGTTCTCAGCGCCGGAGTCTGATGTGTACGAATCGGCCAGCCCGGCCTCGACGGCCTGCTCGGCCGAGTACCAGGTTTCGGCGTCCATCAGGGCCCGCCAGTCGGCCCGGTCGCCCCCGGCCCGCTCGGCGTAGAACCCGCTGATGTCGTCGGCGGCCGCGTCGAGCAGGTCGGCGTACTCGCGCATGTCCCGGGCGTCGCCGATGGCCAGCCCGTGCGGGTTGTGGATCATCATGCGGGTACCGCGGCCCATGGTGACCGTGTCACCGGCCATCGCGATCACGGACGCGATCGACGCGGCCAGGCCGTCGACGGACACGTTCACGGTCGCCTTGTGGTTGCGCAGAGAGTTGTGGATCGCGATCCCGTCCCACACGAGCCCACCGGGTGAGTTCAGGTGCAGGTGGATGGTGTCGACGTCCAGCCCGGCGACCTCGCGCACGAAGTCGTCTGCGGTGATGCCCCACAACGAAATCTCGTCGTACAGGTAGATGGTCGCTGCGGCGCCGTCTGCCGCTTCCATGCGGTACCACGGGCGTTGCTCGTCAGCGGCCGACGCGGCGTACAGCGACCGCAGCGCGGTCATGTACCGGCCGAGCGCCGGATGGGTCAACACGGACGGTGTCATGCTGCTGCGGCCCCCTCCTTGGGACTGGCTGTGATCGGAACGCCACGAACGCGAACCACGTCGCCACCGTCGACGGGCGGCATGTTGCGGATGCGGCGAGCGTCGTTGATGGACAGAAGACCGGCGTCGACCTGCTTGATCAGCAGCTCGATCTCCTGCTCGGGCGACGGGCGCAGGAACGCGGTGTAATCAAACTCGGCTATCTGTGGCTTCGGGAGTAGACGCGTCAGTCGCTGCTCGATCCGGCCCGTGTACGCGGTGAGCGTGTATCGGTGGAGCCCGCGGTTCTGGATCTCGACGCCAGTGCCCCACGTGCTGACGGCGCCCGGGTCCATGAGCAGATTGGACGGAACGCCGGTCCAACGCGCGATCTCCTGGACCTGAAACTGCCTACTCTGTAGGAACTGGGCGTCCTCAGCGGACAGCGACAGCTGCTGAAACTTGAGCTTGCGGTTGATCACTGCGATCTCGCCCGCGTTCTCCGGCCCCGTCAGCTTCGCGTTCAGATCGTCCTTGATCGTCTTGGCCTCATCCGGTGTGACGTCCTCCTCCGGAGTGACCATCCCGGACACGCTAAGACCGTTGCCGAACATCTTCGCCGCAGCGTTGTCGCTCGCGATCGACGTCCCTAACCCGTTGCGCGCCAACCCAAGGACCGACAGACCGCGCAAGCCGTCGAGCGTCGGCCCCATGATCTGCGTCATGCGCGTCTCGTCGTAGGTCACCGATTGGGCTTTGCCGAACGGCGACTTTCCAAGGGAGACGAGGAATTCCTTCTGGCTGGTGTCGGTTCCGTTCTTGTCCTTGATCCACTGCGGCGTGACGGCCAGGGGGTGCACCGGGTACAGGCCGACGAGCGAGCCAGCACCGTTGTACCGGTGGAGCAGGTACGCGTTGCCGTGCAGGAACAGGTGCCAGCTGACGACCTCGGTCCACTCGAACTGGGTGTACGAGCCAGGCCCGGCGGGCTCCTCCAGCCACGAGGTGGCGCGCTGCCGGGTGTCGTCGGCCTTGTTGATGCGCAGCGCGCGGATCGGTAGCCCGGCGAGCGTGCCGCAGATCAGGGAACCGGCCCGGAAGAACGCCGAGATGCCGAGCGCGGTGTTCTCGGTGACCGTGACACCGGCCAGTGAGTGGCGGCCGCCGAACAGCTTCTCGATCAGCAGGGGATCGCTGATGGAGATCGTCGATGCGGTCGGCTTCCGGCGCCGAAACGGCCACATGTACCGGATGGTACATGCTTGCGCAAGCAATTACATGCAAGACTGTATGTATGTTGCGCGAGGCGCTCGACACCGCGCTCACCGCGGTCAAGCACGACCCACGGGACGCCGCCGTGGTCGCCCTCGCACGCGCCTACGCCGACGCCATCGACCGCGGAGACGTCCTCAAAGCCGGTCCGCCCCTGCTGTCCGCCCTGCGCGAGCTGCAGATGACCCCAGCGTCCCGGTCCGCACCGGTGGAAGGGGGTGCACCGTCCGATGGAGACACCGACGAGCTCGACGAGCTCGACGCCCGACGAGCCGAACGAGCCGAACGAGCCGAACGGCGACGGGCCGCTGCTGGGCAGCACGACACCCCGCCAGTGGACTAAGCCCCTCGTCACCGGCCCACTTGGGCCGTGCGGATGCGGCTGCGCCCTCACCGAAGACACCAGCTACGGGTTTGACGTCGCCTGGGTCGCCGAACGCGTCCTGAAGACACCGCTCGACCCATGGGAGCGGTGGCTGGTCATCCACGCCGGGGAACTCCTGCCGGACGGCACCCCGCGGTTCCGGCACGTGCTGGTCATCGTCGCCCGCCAAAACGGAAAGACCTACCTGCTCACGGTCCTCGCGTTGTTCTGGTTATTCACCGAGAAGGTACGGCTCGTCGTCTCGATGTCCACCAACCTGGACTACGCCAAGGAGGCCTGGGAAGCGGGCTGCGAATACGCCGTTGACCGGCCCCAGCTGAAGAAGCGACTACCGGCCCGGTCGCCGTACGGGATCCGCCGCACCAACGGCCAGCAGCAGCTCACCACGAAGACCTGGCCCAAGCTCGGCTACAAGGGCCGATGGAAGATCGCCGCCAGCAACCGGCGCGGCGGCCGGTCACTCTCCATCGCCAGGCTCATCCTCGACGAGCTGCGCGAGCACGACTCCTGGGAAGCATGGTCCGCCGCCGTCCCCGCCACCAACGCCGTCCCGGGCAGCCAAGTGTTCGCCTTCACGAACATGGGAGACGACAGCAGCGTCGTGCTGGACTCGCGCCGGGCGTCATCACTGTCCGGAGAAGACCCCGCGTCCGCGATCTTCGAGTGGAGCGCGCCGGAAGGCAGCCGAGCGGACGACCTGCGCGCGCTGGCCATGTCCAACCCGAACCTGGGCCGCCGGATCCACCCCGACGTGCTGCTCGGCGACGCGCGCGCCGCCCTGGCCGAAGGCGGCGAGCAGCTCGCCAAGTTCCTCACCGAGATTCTGTGCATCCGCATCCGGTCCCGCAAACCCGGGATCGACGCGGCGAAGTGGGCCGACCAGGCCGCCACCGACCCGAAGATCGACCTCGCGCCGTACCGCAACCGGACCGCGCTTTGCCTCGACGTCAGCCTGGACGGCCAGCACGTCACGCTGTGCGCCGCCGCGGTCCTGCCCGACGAGAAGTGCGCCGAGTTCGAGCTTCCGGCCGGCACTGTTGCGCTCGAAGCGGTCGCAGCATGGGACGGCCCGGACGCGACCTTGCGCCTGCGCCGCGAACTCCCCGGCATCGTGGCCAAGGTCAAGCCCCGTGCGCTCGGCTGGCTACCTGGCGGCCCGGCCGCAGCCATCACGCCGGACATCCGGGCACCGAAGGACAAGAGGCGCGGCACCTGGCCGCCGCGCGGCGTGGTCGTCGAGGAGATCAAGGCCGACACGCCCGCGGCTTGCATGGGCCTTGCCGAGCAGGTCCGCACCGGCATGGTCGTGCACCCAAACGACGACCTGATCAACGCCCACGTGCTGGGCGCCCAGAAGCTCGCTCGCGGCAACGTCTGGGTGTTCTCGGCCGAGTCCGGCCAGCACGTCGACGGCGCCTACGCGGCTGCTGGGGCCGTGCATCTGGCCCGGACACTGCCGCCTTCGCCGCCACCGCTTGCCGTTCTCTAGCTTGGAATAACTGATAGATCGCGTCGTGCGACTTCTAGGTAGTCCGCCTCTGCAGACGGGTTAGGCCATGTTTTTATCACCGAAGTAGCCGCTTGAATGGCCTCGTCGCTGCCGACAACAGATATTTTGTCCAGCGATTCGGTTAAAGCAAATGCCGCTTTCACCGATTCGGCTACGAGCAGAGCACATGCTCTAAGTGCAGCGTTCGGCTTCTGGGCGCCTGGTTTGGGTGCATCAGCCTCGCATTTTTGCTGCACCGCCCGCACCTCCTTCGCCTTGCCCAAGGCTGCCTTAAACTCCATGTACGGGCCTGTTCGCCGGTTGCGAATTTCTCTTGCTTGATCCTCTGAAGTCTGTTTCGCCAGCACATCATAGTTGTTCTTTGTCTGTTGAAGAATTGCGACAATGCCGACGATAACTGTCAACGCAATGCCAACAATGGTAACTTTCAGGGTGAGCAAGCTTAGGGATAGTGCCCTATTCGAAGATTGTTCCGGCGCGGCGGGCGTGTTGCTATTTGCGAGTGGCTTTCCGAGATTCATGTTCTCCAGTACCCGGGCTGTGGCTATGAGTGGTGCGGCCTGCACGCACACAGTATCGAAGGGTGGAGACGTGCCCAGCCGCTGGGCGGTAACCTCTCGGCCAGCACGTCGACGGCGCCTTCGGTCCGCTGGAGCGGTGCACCTGGCCCGCACATTGCCGCCAGCGCCGCCACCGCTCGCTGTCCTTTAAATTGAGCCACCGCAGCACCACATGCTGTGGGGCTGTCAGTCGTCCGAAGTTGATGCCAAACGATCGGCTTCTCTAAATCGTGGAGGTGTGGATTTGAGTAGCGCCCGAGGTAGTCCGTTCGCTGCTGTTGCTGATTCAAACGTCGTTACCTCTGACAAAAATGTTGCGCCTCCGAATTCGCACTTGTCTGCAAATGAAGCTGCGCTGAAGTTGGCGACATGCGCGAACCTGGCACCCAAAAAGAGGGCCTCTGCTGCAAAGCGAGCGTCGTAAAAATTGGCGGTACCAGATTTGGGAGTTGAAAATTTGGCGAACGAAAAATCCGCTGGACCACTGAATGCGGCGTGTGAAAAGTTGGCATGATGGAAGATTGATGTGTCGTTAAAATTGGCGGTGCCGTGAAATTTCGCTTTCGCAAATGATGCGTTGTCGATTCGGCATCGCTGTAGCGAAAAGTCGATAAGAACGGCGCCCGTCAGGTCGATATTGCGATAGCCCCAAAATGTCGGCGGATCAACTTGGGGCAGTAGGCGACGCTCGTAACGCTCCGGCCAGCTCAGATGCTCTTCTAATATCCGCTGTGCTGCGAGTCTTACCTCAAGCTCTTGTGTCCGGTTTCGGTGGTCGTCGATAGTTGAAGGGGAGGCGTCATCGTCAGGTGGAAATGTGGGTGGATCAAATGGCATACGCAAATATGCACAAAGCAGGTTCGTAATGGTCTGCCGTTGATTAGAGTCGTTGTTGGCGACTCGTTCGAGCGCGTACAGTCCTGCCAATCGAACAGGGGCTTTGTCGGATCCAAGCTGATCAGCCGCTTTAGTGTAGAGTTCCGTGACGCGTTTTTCGGCAGCATCCAACTCGTTCGCAGTACCGGCCACTTCTTGATGCCACTGTCGACGAACAGCGAGCAGAAGAGCAAAAGCGCCTCCAGAACCTGCGCCAATGCTCAATCCAGTCTTAATCGCCTCTACTCGCGCCGCAGGCGGGTCTTTTGACTGAGATGCTTCACGCAACAACCAGGAAGTAGCTCCCCAAGTCACCATAGCGACGAATATGAATGCCAATGGTGCGAGCCACCATGTCAAGATCGGCGGTGACGGCCGTCTCCTGAATGCATACTTTGCAATCCCGGTCACCGTAATTCCGGCACCTAAAATGAGAACTGTCAACCACGCGACCCGGGGTTGCGCCCAAGACCACACGGTGTCCCAGTCCAGGTGTCCGCGAGACCATGCCTCTGCCAGAATCATTAGTAAGGCGCCGGTACACACGGACACGATTGCTCGAACTTTCACGTATCAAATGTCGTGCTAGAGGCTTCATACGTCACGCTGCGTGTCGGGATCGTAATGATCAACTGTAGACGCCGAGAGGCCGGGGAGAGAGAAAGAGGGAGCGGCGGGTGTCCCGGCGGGCAGGCCCTGCAACTTTCATCCAGAAGGCGGATGAGATGTCAAGACCTACCCGGAAATTCTCTGAACTCTATTTGGTGATCCTTCGGCACGTGGACTGGCTCATGCGTGCCCGCGGGCCTTCCTGTAGTCGGCGCTCACTACCCATGAGATCACCACGCCGTTGACCTCTCGGGCCTTGGCGGTTGCAGCGGCCGCATCGGTCGTGCCCGCGATCCAGCCGTTGTCACCGATGACGATGTGCGCGGACACAGGCGGCGGTAGTGGTGGCCTGGGCTCGGCTGGCTCGCGGTCGCGTTCGGGTAGCAGTTCGCAGAGCACGCACGCCTCGATCCCCGGGTTGTGTTGGTTGCCGGGGTGGACGAGTCCTGTGTGGCCACACACTTCGCAGGGTTGGGTCTGCTGGTTGCGCGGTGGCTTGTACGTGCAGGGCAGGGCCATGTCGCCATCACATCATGGTTTGGTTCTTGGCAGGGATGTACGTGACCAGCTCTGGCGTTTCCGTGTTCCCGCAATCGGTGCACACGAAGATCACCCCGGAGCCAGATTCCCAGGCAGCGCGGTCATCGATTCGCCGCAACCCGTCATTCCCGCATGGGCACCTGCTCCAAGGCTTGTCGGGCAGGACGACCTCGCCGTCTATGTCGATCCAGTAGTCGCCTGCGAGGAGGCGTGTCTTGTACTGGGCCTTCTCATCCTCCTGCTGCTGGAGCCAGGCCTTGTGCCCGGCGGCGCTCTGCTCGCTCCCTTTGGCTATGCAGTCTGGGCAGCGCTTGTACGGATCTGACGAGTTCCGCGTTGTGCGGCTCGTGCGTCCCTCCTCCGTGAAAGTCGCGCCGCAAGCTCTGCAGGTATACGTCGGCGTGCTTCCTACCAGCTTGTGGACTTGGTTGCCTCGGACACCCAATGCAAGGCCTATGGATTCGACCTTGATGTCCTTGAAGTCCCAGTACAAGCGGCGAGCTGTGTCGAGGGATAGCTGCTGTTCACCTGTTGCTGCAAGTTGGCGGCCGAGCTGGCTCATGTAGTCGTGGAAGGCCGATCGCGCCACGTCGAGATCCGCTTTTCCGTGTTCGATGATGTCGCGAGCGCGCTGGATAGCCGCAACCAGGTTCTGCAGGGTGGGGTCGTCTACGGGATGCGTACCTTCGGTCATGGACTACTCCGCAAGGTTGACGTACGAATCAGCACCTATTTTCCCTAGCGTGTGCGCGGGGCTGGGCCGGGCTTGCGTCGGCGGGTGGTGGCGTAGCGCTCGGCTGCGGACTTGAGCCACCAGCCGGGAACTACCGGTGTGGGGAACCCGGTGGGTGGCTGGCCGTCGGCCGCGGCCGCGCGCCGGATGGTTTCGAGCTCGGAGATCCGTTGCCGGGAAACGCCGCACAGTTCGGCGAACTGCTCGGTGTTGACCATGGGCGGGATGCTGGCGGAGGCGAGGCGCCGGTCGGTCTCGTCTGGGGATAGCACCTCGAAGGATGCTAGCCCGTTGATGGAGTATCCGAGTGTTGCGAGGGAGTTGGCGAGGCGGTCGCGGAGCTCGCCTAGCAGTTGGACCGGTTTGTCCGTGGCCAGGGTGGCACTCATGCCAAGTGCGGGGTTGCTGTCGCGTGTGGACACCACTGCGGGTTCCTGCAGGTGTTCCTTGATCGCTTGGCCGAGCTGTCGGGCGTGATCTTCGCTTACTGGTCGGTCGACGAGCAGGCGGACGGACAGGTTCCACGTGTTCATGTCGACATCTTCCCGTATTCGTTGCTGAATGGCAAGGAACAGGCGTGCTCGATACGCTGGGGGCGGGCCCCGGGGGTGTCATCACCATCCCCGGGGCCCGCCTTGTTGCTACCCGCTGAAGGGCTGTTCGCCGTGAACGCCCTCGATGCGGTTCGGTGGCCATGGCCACGCGAGCATCCCCTCGATCACCAGGTCGAGTAGGACGTGCCGCAGCGCCACCTTGTACGGCGCCGTGAGGAACACCGCCGGGATGACGAACGTCTCGCCGTTGACCGGCGAGATCACCACGACATCCTCGTCAGTGGCCGCGATCAACCACTGCTGGTCACGCATGGCCACCAGGATCTTGGTGGCCTCTTCCGTGATCTCCATTTGTTTCACCTCCCCTCGTTGCTGACATGATCAGTATAGGGCAGTTAGCCAAGTGATCGCAAGGATCTCTTTAGAGCTTGTGGCACTCTGCGAGCGTGACCGGTCGGTCGGCCCTCGTTCGGCAGGAGCGAGAATCCAGTCAGGAGGAGGTGCTTCGAGGTGACCGAGACTCAGATGTACGCCGTTGTTCGCGGCGCGCTGGACGAAAGCGGGCCGTTCGAGGTTGTAGTGGTGATGGCAGGGCGGTCTGAAGCGGCACGGGTGGCCGCAGAGCTTGGCCCTGGTCATCACGTCCAGCCCGCACGCGTCGCGCACTTTGGGGCCACATGGCGAGTTGTGCACACCTACGAGTGCGCGGCTGTTGTTGTCGGTGGCCGCATTGACCGTGTGGACGCGCCGAGTCGGCTACCCGGGGCCTCTCGGCTGCTGCTCGGAGGCGAGAAGCCGCCGGGGGATCGCGTGCAGGTGGACGAGCAGGCGGCTGCGCTGGAGGCTGCCGTGCACGGTCGGGACGTGCACTATGTCCGCGCCTACTCGGAGGATGCGACGCGGGCGCGGGCCCTGGCTGAACGTGCGGCCGCTGACCTGGCGGGTGCGCCGTAGCCAAACTGTGACCCACACATCTCAATATCCACTTGCGATAGTGTGCTGTCGCATCACATAATATAAGAGTCCCGCACGGGACAGCCCCGGAGAATCGGGCGCTTGCACCGCCCCTTCGGGGTTCAACTCCATAGAGGAAGGAATCCGGAGTGGACGATCAGTTCGCCCCTGAGGATCGGTACTACGGGGTCCGCTATCACGAAAGTGCTGGCCAGGACCTCTACCGAGTGGCCGGAATGATCTTGGGTGACCTCAAGATCGACCAGGTCGAGGAGCACATGCCAGCCGACGCGGTCCTTGTGGTCGCGGTGGCAGCCAACACCAACACCATCACGGTGCAGGTTCACCTGCAGTCGGATGAGGTGCGTGCACAGTGGGGATCGGAGACGATCCGCTCACGCGTCAACGTGGTGATGGCTCGCTACAACTGGGTGGGCAGGCGCAACGGGGCAGACGTGCGATACCGCACCGCCTGCAAGGTCGCCGTGGTCCGAGGGCGACTCGACGCCCAGATGCTCGGTTCGATCATCGGGTGAACCACCGGTGCGGCACCTACCAGGTGCCGCACCGGCACGCCGTCCGCACCGGCTCCTCCTCATGGAGAAGCCCCGACGCGCTTGCACCGCGTCGGGGCCGAGGAAGCTACTCCGGACACTCAGAATACCCAGGAGGTCACCGTGCCACGCAAGCCCACGCCACCGCCGAAAGCGGCATTGGAAAACGTGCGCGCGAAAGCGGCGCGGCTGGCCGAGCTCGAGCAGTTGGTCGAGAAGGCACGCGCCGAGCGCAACACCGCGCTGGCCGATGCCAAGCGCGCCGGTGCGACCGGTGACCAGATGGCCGAGGCCGCAGGAATCGACCGCCGCAACGTGTACCCCGCGATGCGGGATGGTGGCTACGACCCGAACGAACTCCGCGATCCGCAGGACTGACATTTGTTCGCATGTAGCGGTCCGTGGTTACCAGCTGGAATGAGGCGTGGGGCTCGGGTCCCGTTTGGATGGATCGCCGATCTTCAGGTTGCAGGGTTTGCACGACGCCACCAGGTAGCGCTCGTCGTCGCCGGTGATGGCACGGCCGCGCGTGTGGTGGACCTCTGTGGCGGTGAGGGTGCAGCCGTCGAGCTGCACCTGGCAGCGGTGGCCGTCACGTGCGAGTACCCGGGCGCGGATGCGTCTCCACGCCCGGGTGCTGCCACCAGACCACGACCGGCTCATACGCCCACGTCAGTCGCCATCGGACATCTCACGTTGCATGGCATAGACCCGCTGCTGGGCAAGGTCGGTGACGACGAATCGTTCTTGCTGAAACTTGCCGGCCGCGATGGTGATGGCCGGTAGGAGTTCGCTGCTGCCGCGAAGGACGGCGCAGAGCTCTTGGCGTCGGCGTGTGCCGCGGGCGCTGATGAGCCAGGCCTGTCGGCATGACGTGAGCTCGGCGGCAGGCAGGACATTCAAGAGCTCGCCGATGTCGTGCAGGGGTGCATCGGGCTCGTAGCCCTCGCGTAGCTCAAACCCCACGAGGATGCCTCTCGCAGGTGCCTGGTTGGTGGCGAGTGTCCACCCGGAGGCGGCGGCCAGCGTGTGCGCGGCGCCTTCGGATTCGATGACGCTGGGGATGCCGTGCCGCTGGGACGGGTCGCGGTAGATCAGTAGTTCGTCGACGGTGTCGGCGGTGCCGTAGGCGAACGCGTTGACCGGCCAACCGGTCGCGTCTGCAAGGTCGTCGAGGGCCTGGCGGACGGCGGCGAGCGGCGCGGCCGTAGGGATGTGCATAGAGCAGGTCCAGGCACCGGGCCACGTGGTGAGCGTCTTGTAGGCCATGTCGTGGCTCCTCAGAACGGCGGGTTGCCCCATGGGTCGTCGACGGGCTGCTGGTGCTTGGTCCGGCGAATTTCCCACCATGCGCGGATGGGGCCGACGAGTCGCCACCAGCAGGCCTGGACGAGGTTGGACCCACATGCATTGCAGCGGCGGAGTTTGCCGGTCTCGTAGTCGACGATGTTGCCGGTGTCGTAGCAGGCCCAGCAGTCCGGCGGGTCGAGATCCGGTTCGCGGTGTGTGCCGTCTACGTCGATGCGGCCGAGGGCGAGGTCGTCTTTGTATTCCTGCCAGTAGTCCCGCTCGTCTTCGTCTTCGTCTTCGTCGTCGAAGTCGACCGCGTCGTGCTGGGTCATCAGGTTTCCTCCGGCGTGGTGTTGCTGCCGATCTGACGGCGGTCGGTGCGGACAGCGGTGGCGTGCACCGGTGGTGGCGTGTCCAGGTTGACGTCGATGTAGACGTAGCCGAGCTTCGAGCCGGGCGTGCGGCGGTTGCGGTCGCGGGGCTGGAAGTCGCTGACTTCGAGGACGTTGAAGGCGGCGCGGATCCGCTCTGTGGTGACCTGGCATTCGTCGGCGGTTCCCATGGTGCGGATCTTCACGTTGAGCGCTCCTGGTGGCTGCTGGGTGGTGTTTCGGCGGGTTCTTGATCAGTTGGTGCGGGCGGGTCGCCGCAGAGGGGGTGACGGTCTTGGCCGGAGTAGAGGATCACCATCCGGGAGCCGCACACGGAGCACGTGCCGTGGGGTCCGTCTTTGGGCGGGGGCGACGCCCGTTCCCCAACGTTCCCCAGCCTCTTATAGGGCTGGGGGAACGTTGGGAAATCATCGGGTTTTTCGGATGTTCCCCCAACGTTCCCGGGGAACGTCTGATCTGCGGAAACGTCAAAATTTGTTGATCTTGGGGGAACGTTCCCCGGGAACGTTCCCCCGGCCTCGTTTGAAAACACTGTTTGGGGAACGTCTGCGGGGAACGTTACTGACCGGTAGGTCGTGTCCGTTTTGCGGCGTCTCACGGCCTCCTCGACGACCTCACTCCGCGCCCGGATTCCGAGCCGCGCGCACTCCGGCTTGACCTTCCGGTTGCCCCAGTCGCGCGGCACCCCGGCCGCGTCGAGTTGCTGCATGAGCCACTCAACAGTGCCCTCCAGCGCGGGCTCGTCCGGCGCCCCGGCAGTCCACGCGGTGAGCTCGTGGCGAGTGCCCCCAGGCAGCCACACACCGCCGCGCTTGCGGATACCGCGCCGGGTGATGGTGAACGTGTCGTCGCCGACGCCGGTGCGCGTGTGGGTGCGCTTGAGCTTGAGGTGGGTGGTAATGGTCTCGGTGTCGTTCGCCTTGTCGACCCAGGCGACGCCTTCACCGGCGGTCAGCTCCCACACGTGATCCACGTCCTGCGACTTGGCGGACGAGCCCCGGCTGCCCCGGCCGTCGTCCTTGCCGGTGTGGTCGAGCCGGACGCACGCCACCCCGCGTGCTTTGAGGGGAGCGTGAACCAACCGGTAGAACTCCAGCCACGTCTGACTGTCGTTCTCGTTGCCGGAGATGAACCGCGACACGGTGTCGAGCACGACGACGTCAGGCTGCAGCTCGTCGACGAGCGCGAGCAACTCGGCCGCGGCGATGGTGGACGCGTCGAGCGCGCCGGAGAACCGCGGGAACATCCGGTAGTCGAACCGCTGGCTGAACAGGTCGAGTTCCTGTTCGGTGACACCGAACGACCGCAGGCGGGTGATGATGTCCCGGAGTCCGTTCTCGCGGTCGAAGTACAGGACTCGAATGGGTGGTCTCGCGCGGTCGCCGAGGAAGGGCCGTTCGGTGATGGCGCGGTAGATCCAGTCGAGCACGAAGATGGACTTCCCGCTCTTGCCGGAGCCTACGAGCGCGGTTTGCTGGCCACGTTCCATGAGCTGGCCGGGTAGCCAGTCGATGTCGTCGAGGTCGAGGGCGAACGCCGCGTGCCAGTCGACGCGCGGGAACCGGTCCTCTGTGGGCTCGGGCGCTGCCGGTTCGCTGTCGGCCGGGTGCGGCACGTCGACGTAGGGGTCGGTGGGGTCGGCGGCCACCATCGTCTCTTGCGGCCGCAGCAGACGCAGTGCTTCGTCGCGGGTGGTCATGCTGCTGTTTCCTTGCCTGGCTCGCCGGTGGTCCAGTCGACGGGCCCGCCGGTGTAGTCCTGGCCGTGCCGTTCGACGAACGTGTAGTGCGCGCGGCCTGCTGGTTCGGCTCGGCGTTGCTCGAGCAGGCGGTAGCTCGGGCCGGGCGGGTCGCCGCGGTACTGCTCGGCGACGTTGCCAGACCACTCGCTGTAGATGCGTCGCTGGTCCCACTCGAAGTAGGCGGCGAGGATCTCAGTGGCGTAGGGGGATTGCAGGATGGCGTGCCAGGACTCGGCCGCGTCGACGATGGCGTCGAGCTTGCGCGGGTCGGTGTCGGGCAGGGCGCGCCAGGCCGGGCTGCCGTACGCGACGGGCAGCGGTGGCGGTGGCGGTTCGGTTTGGTGGTGGGTGATCTGGGCGAGCAGCGCGCGCAGCTCGGCGTCGACGCCGGGGTCGGTGCGTCCGGAGTCGAGGATGGTGCGCATCTGCTTGTACAGGCCAGCGTTCATGTGCGTTCTCCCTTGCTGGCCCGCCAGTCCGCGAGGGTGTCGCGGACTCGTTGGATCAGGTTGTCGTAGAACATTCCGCCGAGTTCGCGGGCTTGGTCGGCCTCGCGCACGCCGACGAGGAGACGCGCGAGGTAGTGGAGCGTCTCGGGGTGGTGGCTGTGCCGACGTTTCGCCGGTTCAGGCGCCAAGTACCACCTCCTGGGCGTGGTGGTGATCCACCACGGCCTCGATTCGTCCGGATAGAGCCGCACCATTGGTTCAGAGTCCTCGCGTCACGTCGACAGAGCGATTTGCACGTCTAGCTCAGCATTCGCAACTGTGGCACATCGGCAGGCGGGAGACTCACTGCAAAATTGGTCTATTTTCGACCTATCCTATTGCTGTGCTTGACCAGCGGAAACACTGATTGGTGTTTTCTCCGGCGTTTGGCTTGACAGATGAGGCTTCGAGCCTCAGGCGATTCCATCGCTCGGTGCGCGAGGCGGGGTGTCGTGCGCTTCGCCAACTGGTGATCGTCCACCAGCCACAGCGGGCGCGCTTGCGGATCATGAGGTCACCGCTGGGAATTCGTTCCACTCGCGTCCGTCGAGTTCGCGCCCGGCGGCTGCCTTGCCCCATCGGCGCATGGGCGCCTGGCGGTCGTCGAGCGGCTCGACGCGCTCGATGCTCCATGGCTTGTGTGGCGGCTCGTAGAGGTCGTGGTCGTACTCGTGAGCCCACTCGGCGTAGGCGTGCGTCGCGCCGCGCGCTTCGGCGTCGGCCTGGGCTGCCGCGAGTTCGTCGGCGGTGCCCTGCCAGCCAACGGCCGGATCGCAGACGCGCACGACCCACGGTGCGGGCCCCCACTCGCCCCACTGCTTGAAGAGGAACGGGATTCCGGCGCGCACGGCCTGGTCGCGGAGTTCGCGCGCCCAGGCCGGGTGCATGGGGCGGGCACGGTGGCCGGATTCGCCGCCGACGATCACCCAGTCGAGACTCTCGATTTCTCGATAGGCACTGCATGGGCCATGGTGGCGATGGAGCGGGTCACCGCAACCGATCCACTTCGCCAGGTCGACGGGGCCGAGCAGCGGTTCGCATGACAGGAACCGCACGGCGGCCGGTGTGTCGAGCAATGCCGGAATCCGGATGTTTGCCCATTGCTGGTTCTCGACGGACGTGCCGAGCCACACGTTGTCGAGGTGTCTGCGCTGCTTCCACTCGTTGGTGTCGTAGATGTTCTGGCCACCGCGGAGGTAGTTGGCGGCGTTCTCGTAGTGGTAGCCGAAGTGGCGCGCCTGCCTGCCGACCTGGGTCCAGAACTCGGGCCGGTTCACCACGGCGTGCATCCTCGCGTGCCGTTTGGTCAGCAGTTGGTAGGTGTGTTGGGGCGTGATTGCCATGATGGCGAACATGTCCGCGAGGAATCCGTTGCTGATGCGGTCGTGGAACGTGTCAGACATGGAGTTGACGAACACCTTGCGCGGCTTGCGCCAGTGCAGCGGCGCGGCGAGGGTGTCGGCGTGCTCGGTCGCGAGGAACCCCGGGCCGGATGTCGTCGGGTCGCCGTCGCCCTGGTACTTCGCCGAACCCATGCCCTTGAGCCGCTTGGCCATGGTGAGGGCGTAGCAGTGGTCGCAGCCGGGTGACACGCGGTCGCAGCCGGTTGTGGGGTTCCACGTGGCGTCGGTCCACTCGATCTTCGTCTCAGCCATTGAGTTCACCTCCTGGGCGTGGGATCGAGCCGATCCACACGTGGATAGGGCACACGGGATGCTCGTCGGCCTCATCGCACGTGCACACAGGGTCTGGCGGCCACTGCTCGTCTTCGCTCATTGCGTGTCCGAGTCTGGCTTACCCTGCACTGCAATGGGATCGCTCGATATGACGATGGATTTCCATAATCTGCAAGGAATGTTCTCGAAGACCCGAATAGAGGACCGTGGGCCTGCGGAAAGTCCTTTTAATTGCGGCCTCCCGACTGTGTCGCCTGGATCACCATCGGCGCTACCTGTTTGGCCCGGTCGCACGACCCACTGAATTCGCACAGTGGTACCGCACTCAGCAGAACGCACGGTGTTCAGACTGAACCTGACCGGGCCGGGAACCCTCGGCGCGCCGGAACGCGCCGAGGACTCCTTGCCGGTGTTCACGTCAGCCTCGGCACCGAGCCGAGGAACACCGGCAGCTCGTCGCCGAGGTAACCGCGGATCTCGCCGACGATCACGGAGAACGCGTCGCGCCGGATCTCCTCAGGCCGCAACAGCTGGTATCCGATCCGCAGGTCTCCGCTGGAGATCCGGTACCGCAGCTTGGCCGTCAGCTCGACCGGCGCCACGTACGCGAACGGCGCCGCCCGGATCACGAACTGGTCCGGGATCTCCAGCTGGCCTTTCTGCCCGGCCTGGGCGGTGGTCTGCTCGTCGTAGGTGAACGTCACGTCGCCGGACTTCTGCCGCAGACCAGAGCGGAACGCCACCGTGCGCTTGGCCTGCAGGCTGGTCGCTACCTCGTAGATGTCGGCGGCGGCCGGGTTGATGATGCTGTGCATCCGCTGCTCGAGGAACTCCGCGAACTGCAGTTGGTCGACCAACTGCCCGTCGAGCTTCGTCCATGCCTGCCAGTCCGGATCCGGCTGCAGGGCAAGGTGCGCGGTGTGAGAGCGCCACCCGGGCAGGCTCACGTGCGCGTGGTCGTCGAGCACCGCCGTGACCCGGCCGCTTTCGATGTCGGCCCACACGCTGGTGTGCTGCGGGTTGGCGAGCCGCTTCACGTAGGCGGCGAAGTCGCCGGGGTCATGCAGCGCGGCACCGCCGCGTGCACGACGCGGCGCGGCCAACTGCGGTTCGAGGTCGGTGACGACCACGTGCTCGTCGGTGCGGATGCGGGACACGATCAGCGAGCGGTCCTCGTCGAGCTCGTACGCGTCGAGCAGGCGGTCGGTGTCGCGGCGGCCGAGGTCGGCGGCCGCGGTGACCAGGTTCTCGGTGTCGGGGTTCATCGGTTTCTGTTCTCCTCGTAGAGGGCGATCTGGGACGGGTCGTCGCGGGTGAGGTCGCCGTCGGCGGTGGCGAACCAGATCGACGCCTGGGGGATGTCGGGCAGCTTCGTGGTGACCTGTGCGGCGAGCTCGACCTGGCCGTCGTTGACCCGCTTCGCGCCGATCTTGAGCGTGAGCGTGCCTGCCTTGCCGATGTCCTGGACGGCCAGGATCAGGTCGCGCAGCTTCTCGGACAGTTCGTCGTGCGTGCGGCCCTTCGCGTGTTGCGCCAAGAACACGGAGAACGCCGTCGGCTCCGTGTCGGTTGTGGACGGTTCGGTCATGGTCACCGGTTCTCCTGTGGTGTCGTGTTTTCTGTGCCGTACCCGGCTCGGTGAAGGAGCCGGACGAGGTCCGCGAGGGTGAGCCGTACTGTGGCCTCGAACTCCGGCGCCTTGTATTCGGTGAGCAGCTCGGCGAAGCCGCTGCCGGTCAGGTGCACCCACCACCGCCCGGCGTCGCCGAACTTCCGGCGCCGCTGGACGAGGAACCCGTAGTCGGCGTTGGCCGCCTGGCGCTGCTGCTCGGTGTCGACCATGCGGCGCGCGAACACCGCGGCCTGCTCGATGTCGGCGCGGTCGGTGACCTGCCAGACGAGGCACGGTGTGCCTGTGACGTCGCCGAGGTCGGCACGCTCACGGACCCGGGACCGATGGCCGGTTGCGATCGCGCGTTCGGCGCCGGGCCAGCCGTGTTCGCGCAGCCACTTCACGACGGCGAGTTCGGCCCTGGCTCCCTTGTTCCTGTTGGCTTTGCCGATGGAGGCGCTCACAGCGTCACCGCCTGCCCGTTCGTGCACCGGCAAACGCGATCGACCCAGCACCCTGCCGAGTGCGGCGGCTTCCGGATCGGGCCGCGAGCGGAAGCCTGTTGCGGGATCCGTACGACGGTGTCCTCGTTGGCCACTTCCGGGCGGCCTGGGGTGAGGTAACCGGCCTCGAAGCCGAGCCGTACCGCATGCGCACGGTCGCGTGCACCGAGCTTGTCGAACACCGCGCGCAAGTAGCCCTTGACCGACGCGCCGGACACGAACATCTGCGCGCCGACCTCGTCGTTGGTGTAGCCGTGCGAGATCCCTTCGAGCGCGTTCAGTTCGCGTTCGGACAGTGGCCCGCCGAACGGCGCACGGGCCGCCATCACGAACCGTCCTCGTTTGCCTCGGCCGCCGCGAGTGCGCCGTCCAGCGCCTTCGGCGGGTCCACGTCAGCCAGCGCCCGCTCAAGCACGTCGATCACTGTCGATGCCTGGGCCTTGGTCAGGTCGTTCGACGAGGTGATTGCCGGGCGGCGGGCTAGCAGACCGACCGTGGTGAGCTTGTCGGGGCGCTCGTTGATGCCGAACTCACCAAGTTGGGCATGCAGCTTGTTCTGCTGGGCACGGGTGATCATCTCTTCTGCCACCGGCGCGGCCTCCGATACAGCGCCAGGCGCTGGCCGGGCCGCCTGCCCGGCCGTGCGCGGCTTCAGACCGGTCGACGGGATCGGCGCGGCCGAGTTCTTCCGCTTCGCGCGGGTCTTCGGCTCGTTCGCCGCGGCGGCCTGCTCGGCCACCGACGCCACCGGAGCCGCAGGCAACGACGCGGGCACCGGCGTCAACCGAGCCGCACCGTCCACCGGCTGCTCGGCGACACCAGCCGAGATCTGCCGCACCTCCGTACCCCCGCCGATCAGCTGGCCCGGCGACACCTCGACGTCCAGCACCGGCACGGCGAACCGCCGCGTCTGCTGGCCGGGACGCTTCACCTGCCGCTGCTCCAACCGCAGCCGAGCCGGGAGCATCTGCCCGCGACCGGCCGCCATCTGGATCACGCCGACCGCACCCTGCAGCTCGACCGCCGCGTAGTAGCCCTGGGTGTCGATCCGCCACACACCTAAGCCCGGCAGGTCCCGCAGCATCACCGATAGCCGCGTGTGGATGTCGCACTCGCGGGCGTCTGGATCGCACACGCACGGCCCGTCGCTGATCGACTCGGTGCCGCCGTCACACCGACGCTGGCACCCACCGGCGGACCACAGTTCGTAGTGCTGCGAGAACGACATGTCCGACGGCGGCACAATGACGTCGATCGCGTCGGCCGTCGTCACGACTTCCCACTGCTGGCCGGCAGGCGCTGACCAGGGGCGGGCCTCCCCGCCGAACAAGTCCGCAGCCTGCCGGATCCGGTGCTGGTCGCTGCTGGTGAGCCGGAACGTCTCCAGCTTCTCCGGTCGCGACCGGCCATTGCCGGTCGGCACCTGCTGGCCAATCCGGATCCGTCCGGCCTCGGCCAGCCGCCGCTGCAAGTCGATGATCGGCATCAGTCGCCTTTCGATTCCAGCGCTGGACCCATGACCGTCTTGCTCGTCTCGGAGGTCCAGCGGAACGCTTCGATGGTGTAGAGGAACGACTCGTGAACCTCGGTGTCGCACCGGATCGGGTACGCCTCGCAAGCCTCCGGCGTGATCTGGATGACCAGGCCGCTGTCAACCTCGGGCACCGGTTCGGCCATAGCCCGCTCGGCCTCGCCGAGCAGGTAGTAGCGGCGCCGGAACTTCTCCAGCCTCCGAGGCCGCCACACCGCGGCGTGTTCGGCGTGCCGGTACGCGGCCAGCTGGAGCGCGACCTGCTCGGGGTAGGGGGTCTTCGGTTGCCCCTTCGAGTCGCGGGGTTCCCGGGACGTCTTGTAGTCGATGATGAACCGGACGCCGTCGATGGTGAGGAACCCGTCGGTTTGCCCGGCGTAGCCGTAGGTCGGCGAGTACACGCACACCTCGGTCGCCTGGTACGCCGGGGTGAAGCGCTGCAGCCAACGGTCGAACTGGTCCAGCATGGTCAACACGACCGGGCCCTCGGCACGGATGTCGACTTGGTCGCCGCCTTCGACCCGGATCGCGGTGGCGATCGCGTGTTTGTCCGGACGGATGCCGGTCAGTGCGTAGGACTCGCAGAGGTGGTGCACCACCGTGCCCAGGTCAGCCGCACTCAGCAAGTTGCGTGGTCGCCGGAACCTGGCGTCGCGCAACCACTTCACGGCTTCGGTGCGGCCCCGGTCGTTGAGCATCGCTTGCCACGTGGCGAGGTTGTCGATCGCGGCGTCGGCGGTTTGTTCAGCGGCCCAGTAGAGCAGCGCGGGCTTGTCGAGCACGCCGAGCACCGTGGTGACCGACCACAGGGTCAGGTCACCATCGCTCGGCTTGTCGACGTCGACCGCTTCCTGGCCGAGCCGGATGTCCTCCGACGTTGTCACGGTCGTTCTGTCCCTTTCGGATCCGCGTCGAACCCGACGCAGTAGCAGGTAGAGGTTTCCTGACCAAACGCTCGACACCAGCACGGCGGCGGGACGTCGGGCTCGCGCTCCGGCTCGTCGACGGGCGCCTGGTCCTCGACGGGCCCGAACACCAGCCACACGCACATCAGGGTGGCGATGCCGATCAGGCCGAATCCGCATGTCGTTGCGATCATGTCGTTCATTGGCCGCCTCGTTTCCGGATGAGGCAGACCACCACCGCGACGAACAGCAGCGTCGCGCCGCGAGTTGCGCAGTTCTCGGCGCATCCGGCGGGCCCGTAGTCGCGGCGGTGGTCGTCGGCCATGTCAGACCGCCTCGACGACACGTGCACCCAGCAGCGTGTCGAGGTCGACGCGGAGAATCTCGGCCAGCGCAAGCGCTTCGGCGAGGAATACTCGCCGGAGCCCGGTTTCTACCTTGTACACGGTGGGCTGATGCCAGCCATGGCCGCGCGTCCGCATCTGCACGGCCACGTCCTGCTGCGTCAGGTTGCGCTCGTCGCGCAACCGCTGCAGGTTCTCCCGGAACACCTTGTCGACAGGGGACGGGTTCGTGTCAGCCATGAGGATCACCCAGCCGTACCGCCACACCGGCAGCGACACCGAACCCGCCGAACAGGGCGATGAACACCGCGGCTGGCCCGCCGACCGCGAACGCTGAACCGACCACGATCAGGAGGGCTACCACGGTCAGCAGCACGCCGAGCGCGAACCGGGCGATCAGGTCGGAGAGCGGCGCAAGAAGCCGACCGGCGCCCACGATGATGTCCCCGCACAACTCGAATGCGTTGCGTACCAATGGGTGTGTAACCCGCTTGGCGTGGCTAGTCACGACGACCACCGCCAAACCGCACCATCGGGTCATCTGGCCCCCACCGGTACGCCTTCGTGGCCACGCACTCGGAGCGACTCGGCATCTTCGCCGCTTCCGCGACCTCGTCCACGTCATCGGCCAGCACCCAGAACTCGCAGTCCCCGACGCTCGGCCAGCACTCGTGTTCCTCGGGCAGGTCCACCGCGAACCGGACGGTGTCCACACCGGGCTCGTTGAACCAGGCCGGATGGCGATACTCGATACCGTCCACTACGAACACACTCGGGGCAGTCAAGACGGACCACCGCCCGCAGCATGGGTGTCCGCGTGCTGCTCGGTGAGTGTCGAGGGACGGGGTCCGTGATCCTCGATGGTCTTCGCGTCGGCCCAGGTGACAGCGTCCTCCTCCCGCGCGCCGTAGCCCTTGCTCAGTTCGACATTCCGCCTGTGCGCGGCCACCCACCGGCGATCGTCCACTGACGCGGTGAACAGGGAAGCCAGTTCACCGAACTGATCGGGCGTCAACGTCGCCGTTCCCTCGCCTACGTGCTGCGTGAGGAACTCGACCGTCTCGGTGGCGTGGAGGTGATCCCGCATCGTCATAGGCAGCCCGCCCAGCTCGAACTGGATCGCGATGGATGCGCTGTCTGGACTGATCGTGAGAACGATCGGCACGTCGAAGACCTTGACCCACGCGTGACGCAACAGCAGATCATCCGACAATGCCCAGCCGACCGTGACGTTGCTGGTCTGCTCGTGGACGTAGACGTGTCCCAAAGTAGGCAGATGGTCGTACTCGGACAGGGCGTCGGCGATCGCCGCGAGCTTCTTGGCCAGGTCGGAGTTGCTCATGCCGACACCGCCATCCGCTGGTACGGCCGGACCGCCAGCGCGAGGTCGAGCGCCTCACCCCACGACAGACCGTCGCGGTCCATACCGAAGTCCTGCGCGTGCTGCGCCGCCGCGAACACCTTCCGCGCTGCCTGCGTCATCCGCACCCGCGCGGGCAACACCACCACCGCGATCCCCGGCGTGTCCTGGCGGTCCATCTCGGCCAGCTCGTGCTCGGTCACGCCGAGCAGGTACAGCGCGACGCCGACCATGCAGATCGGGGCGCCGTCCCAGACGTACGAGCAGGCGCCGTCGTTCACGTCGTGCTTTCGGCCGTACGACTGCACCACCACGTCCAGCATCCGACGCGCGACGCGGGCCGTGATCCGGATCTCCACCTGCCGCTCCAGCACGGCCAACCGCTGCTCATCGGCCAGGGCCATGCGGTGCAGGTTGTCGAGCAGGGCCTCCCGAGTGGCGCCACCGAAGCAACGCAGCACGTCGTCGTCGGCCTCGTCGACGAGCACGCCCAGCAAACGGGCGCCGTGCCAGCGGTCGAAATCCATGCTGCGGATCAAGTGCGCCAGCAGCGCGTGGGTGTGCAGCTGGTCCAACACCGCCACCAGACGCTTCCGAAGACTCTCCTCGTGGATTCCGGAGTAGTCCGCCAGGCGCTCCACCAGGTCGGCACAGACCCGGTTCAGTTCCTGGGCCGTGAGCACCGGCACGTCCCGGTTCCGCGCGGGCAGGGCACACACGCGCTCCACCCGCTGCGCGTGCTGGGTACCATCCGTGATGGTCATGGAGGCTTCCTCTCCTTGATCGGGCCCGGTGTTCACAGCACCGGGCCGCTTCTCGTTGTGCGGCTGGAAATCAGGCGATAGTCGGGCCGTCTGTCGCACGCCCCGACAGGTCATGACGCCTGTTTCTGTCCAGGCGCGGGGATGGTTCCGGCTTTGATCGCTTGAACGACGGCGTCCGGGATCACCCAGGCGTCGCCCCACTTCTCAGCGCCGGGGATCTCGCCGTCGCGGCAGAGCTTGCGCACCTGCCAGGCGGACATGCCGACCATCTGGGCGAACTCGGTGGCCCGCCACGCGATGCGCGGCAGCGTGGTCTCGCTCATGCCGCGCCTCGAACGGGACGCCTCGGCCCCTTCTCGGCGGGCTCCTTGCGCCGTTCAGGTTTCGGCTTCGGCTTGGTCTGGTCGGGCGGCGGGTCGGGCAGGCCGCCGTTGTTGTCGCCCACGATGTCGGCGACGACCTCCCGGGCTGGTTCGCCGTCGCGGGCGAGCAGGCGACCGAGGTCGTAGATCCGGGGCAAGCGGAGTGGATCGCGACCGGCGATGGCGTTGCGGAGTGAGCCCCACGGGATGCCGGTCTTCTCGGCCAGCGTCTCCGAACTCACACCGAGCTCGGCCATCCGGTGGCGCACTGCGGAGCTTCGGAGTTTCGGCATGCCGCAGAGTCTGCGGGATTCTGCGGGATTGGTCAAGATCCCAATCCCGCAATTCTGCGGTTACGCGTTGCAACTCTGCGGAAGTCTGCGGTACTCTGCGGACCATGAGAATCGTAGGGGAGCGATACAGGCAACGAAGACGCGCACGACGTCGCAGTTGTCGGCGTTTGGCAGTCTGCGGAACTCTGCGGCATGCTGTACCTGTGGCCCGCAGACTGCGCACCGCCGACTACCCAATCGAGAGTCGGCACCGCCTGGCGGACGCAGTCACCCGAGCACGGGAAGCCGCGGGCCACCCGTACCGACCGAGCTTCGCCGAAGCCGCGGGTATCGGCGTCCGCAGCCTCGAAGCCGTCGAGTCCAAGAAGGACAACGCGCAAAGCGTGACCGAGAAAATCCTTCACGCCATCGGTCGAGCCCTTCCTCACTGGACCGAGGACACCCCGCGCATGATTCTCGAAGGCGGGCCGATCCCACCGAACGACCTGCCCCCGAGTGGGCAAGGTGTAGCCGGTGAGCGGCAGTCGCGCGCGGAAGCTGCCCTGGCGAAGGTGCTTGGGGTCGATGCTGTCGGCCTGGAGGACATCCTCGAAGGTCGCAGGAAGCTGCCCGGCCACGTGGCCGAGATGGATCAGCAGTGGCTCTTGACCGCACCGCGGTCGGCTGTCGTCGCGGTGTCCGCGCTCGTCGAGGAGCTCGTCGGCCAGGCGGCGGGCGAGCGGTTCCTGCTCAATGCACTTGAACTGCGACGACGCCACAGCGAGGCCATCGACGAGGCGCGCGACATCGAACCAGCTGACGAGGGCGACCGCTTCCCCCGTTGATCAAATCGTGACCGACAGTTAGCTGACCTGTGCTACGGATTCACTCGAACGAGTGAACTTCGTACGACTGCGTAATTGCCACCGATAAGCAACTGTCGAAGCAAATTGCGCATTGGCTGGGGAGCGCTCTCGTGGAAAGTCGCAGGTGAGCGAATGTCTGACATGCCGAAAGGTCTGCAAACCGTCGGTCGCTGGCGCTGGCTCTTGCTGGGATCGGCAGCGCTACTGACCGTAGTTGCGGGCGTCCTCGGCTGGCTGGAAATCACGACCCACTCGAACCCGGCGCCGCGGTCCTGGGTGCAGCACACCGCAACCGTCTGCTGGCTCGGCTACTTCGTGCTGGCGGGCGCACTGCCCATCGCCAGGTGGGCCGTCAAGCGAGTGGAGCGAGCCGTCGAACGGGCCGGTCGCGAACAGCGGTTGACCACGCTCGCGGACCTGCTGGAGGACAACGTGAGGTCAGGAACCGATAAGAGGAGGTGATCCACTATGCCCAGGCCACCGCTTGCCATCGGCACGTACGGCGAGATCTACACCCAAGACCTCGGCGACGGCCGGTGGCTGGCCAGGGCGCAGTACCGAGACGCCGACGGCGTGACTCGGCCGGTGAAACGCCATGGATCGACCAAGGCGAAGGCGATCGCCGCATTGAAGAAGGCGCTCGCCAACCGGTCGAAGTCCGCCGGTTCTGGTGGGCTGTTCACGGGCGAGATGAAGGTGACGCTGCTCGCTGAGAAGTACTTCGAGGAGTTCCGGCGACTGGTCGAAGAAGGCCAGCGTTCACCGACCACCCTGGACCAGTACGAGGGCATGTGGGAACGGCACCTGAAGAAGGCTGTCGGCGACCTGCGATGCCGCGAGATCGACGCAGTGAACGGCGGCGTCGGCATCATGCACGAGATACTGGTGGCCATCGGCAGAACAAGTAAGTCGAACGCCAAGATGGCTCGGTCGGTGTTGTCGGGCATGTGCGCGTTCGGCGTGCCGAGGACAGCCATGTCTGCTAACCCGATGCGTGATGTCGGCTCCATCGAGGTGAAAACGAAACGGGCCAAGCGGGGCATGTCACCGGCCGAGATCATCGATTTTCACGGCAAGCTGGTGGACCACCCTAAAGCCGCGCGTTGGGACTTGCCCGATCTGACCACGATGCACGCCGCGACCGGTGTCCGGATCAGCGAATCGCTGGCCGTTGACTGGGAGAACGTCAACTGGGAAACCAACCAGGTCGAGTTCGCTTGGCGCATTATCCGTGTCAAGGGGAAGGGCCTGAAACGGGTCGAGAACCTGAAGCGGGCAACCGGCGACCGGATCATGGGCCTCCCAGGTTTCGGCATGGCCATGTTGAAGCGCCGGTGGCTGGCGGCCGGCAAGCCGACGACCGGTCCCGTGTTTCCGGACCGGTACGGCGGCTGGCGAGATCCGAGCAACACCCGCCGGGTGTTGCGCGAGGTTCGGGCGCTGATCGGGTACGGGTGGGTTGTCTCGCATATTTTCCGGCGCGCTGTGGCGACCATCCTGGACCGCGGCGGGGCTACTGCCCGGCAGGTTGCTAACCAGCTCGGCCACGTCCGGGTGTCTATGACGCAGGACAACTACCTCGAGCGCGAGGTCGCGAACGACGGCAACGCCGAGATCATCGAAGGTGCGTTCGGCGACTGGGACCCGTCGACGCCGGAGGGGGCGGCCGATGGCAACACCGCAGCCGACGACAATGTGGCCGAACGTCCGGCCTGACCACAGGGAGAACACCGCGTGTCCCACACCACACGATTCCGCTACAACCTGACCGTCGAGGTCGAGGTCGACATCGCGAAGTGGCTCAGGGAGACGAACCCCGAAGGGTTCCCGCTGGACGCTGGCAGCGTGCAGGAGGACATCGCGGAATACGTCACGTCCGAGCTCCACATCCTGCCCCACCTGATGGACGCCGACGCGAAGGTCACGGTCTCCGTCGAGCCGGAGTGA